AAGTTCATGCGCTTCTTAAAAAAGACCTTGTTCGTTTTGAGTCTTGGGTATGCAGACTATGTCCTGTTAATCTTACTCAGCCTCGCTTTGATGCACTTGTCTCCTTTGCGTTTAATCTAGGTGCTGGTGGACTTCAGCGATCCAGCATCCGCATGAAGCACAATCGGGGTGAGTTTGAAGGTGCTGCGGACGGTTTCTTGCTGTATACCAAGGCAGGGGGTAAAGTGTTTCAGGGACTTGTTACCCGTCGAAAAGACGAACGTGCAGTATATCTAGGGGTGTGAAATGCCGTTAAAGAAACTTACCCTAAAGCCGGGAGTCAACAGAGAAAACACGCGTTACACCAACGAGAACGGCTGGTATGAATCAGACAAGGTTCGTTTTCGCCAAGGCACACCTGAGAAAATTGGTGGCTGGAGCCGTATCTCAACAAGCACCTTTTTAGGTATATGCCGTTCGCTGTGGGCTTGGGTAACGCTGAGCAGCGTGAAGCTTATTGGGGTTGGCACTAATCTTAAATTCTATATCAGTCAGGGTGGTCTTTATAACGACATCACTCCAAACAGGACTGTAGTTACTCTAACTAACCCATTTGCCACTACCAACCTATCTACAACCGTAACTGTCACTGATGCTGCTGGCGGGTTTATAAACGGTGATTTTGTAACTTTTACGGGTGGAACCGCCGTTGGTGGATTAACCATTTCAGGCGAGTATCAGCTTACCTACCTTAGTGGGACAACTTACACCATTACCGCAAGTTCGGCTGCTACCTCTACTGTTGCTGCTGGCGGGGGCACGGTCTACGCGGTTTACAACATCAACACAGGCCCAGCGTTTGCAGTTTCATTAAGCGGATGGGGTGCTTCTACGTGGAGTTCTGGCCCGTGGGGTACGGGTGCTACGGGGCTAACGGATCAAATTCGTATTTGGAACCAATATAACTTTGGTCAAGACTTGATCTACGGGCCAAAAGGCGGTGGTATTTATTACTGGAACGCCACGATTGGGGCTACGGCTAAGACCTTTACCGTCACGATTGCTACTCCGGGAGTCGTAACATCTACCGTTAGTCTACCAATCAACACGGCTGTTACGCTTACAACTACTGGTGCTTTGCCAACAGGATTGCTAGTTGGAACTATCTACTACGTCCTGACTACTGGAACCACGTTTAGTCTAGCTCTTACCGTGGGCGGGGCCGCAATCAACACCAGCGGCAGTCAGTCAGGGGTGCATTCCATATCACCACGCGGTATAAATGTTGTTTCTATTAGCGGTGCCTCAGACGTACCTATCTACCAGAACTTGCTTTTGATATCGGATTCCAGCCGGTTTGTATTCTGTATGGGGACTAACGAACTTGGCGGCACTACACTAGACCCGATGTTGATCCGGTGGTCAGACCAAGAATCTTTTGTAAATTGGACTCCAGCCCCGACAAACCAAGCCGGTGATGTGCGTCTCTCTCACGGCTCTAAAATTGTTGCTACGAACCAGTCCCGTCAAGAGATTCTGGTCTGGACTGATTCTGCCTTGTATTCGCTTCAATATCTTGGCCCACCCGTGATCTGGGGAACGCAGCTTATGGCAGATAACATCTCCATTGCTGGGCCGAATGCTGTGGCTTACGCCAACGGGGTGTCTTACTGGATGGGCGTGGACAAGTTCTATAAATACGATGGACGCAGCCAGACTCTGAACTGTGATCTGCTACGGTTTATATTTGAAGATATTGACAAGGGTCAGTATGCCCAAGTTTTTGCTTCCACCAATGAGGGATTTAATGAGATTTGGTGGTTTTACTGTTCGTTAGGATCGACCGCTATAGACCGGTATGTAATCTATAACTATGCTGAAAATCAAGGTGCAGGTGCGTGGTATTACGGCACAATGAGCAGGACTGCTTGGCTAGACTCTGGGATTCGGGATTACCCACTTGCTGCTACCTATAACACTACCACCGCAGTAGGCAACTTAGTAGACCATGAACTTGGTTTAAACGACGATACCAATGGAACACCAGCGGCAATAGAAGCCTACATTTCGTCCGCTGAGTTTGATATTGAGGATGGGCATAAGTTTGGTTTTGTCTGGCGCGTTCTGCCTGATATCACGTTCAGTGGGTCTACGGCTACGTCTCCCAGTGTGACAATGTATCTCAAACCATTGCAGAACTCAGGTTCTGGCTATAACAGCCCTGCGTCTGTTGGTGGTTCTACAACCCCCAGTGGGGCGGCGGCGGTAACTCGGACGGCAACCTTGCCGATTGAGGAATTTACTGGTCAGATTAATACCCGTGTCAGAGGTAGGCAGTTGGTGATGGAGGTGCGGTCAACGGCTCTGGGTGTGCAATGGCAGTTGGGTTCTCCTAGACTTGATATCAGGCAAGATGGGAAGAGATGACCACAACCACTAACTACATCCGCAAGGTAGACCCTCCCGCCCTTCCACAAGCAACGGATGCTTACGTTCGTGCCTACCAAGACCAGACTAATAATGTGCTTCGCTTGTTCTTTAATAGGCTGTGCAATGGTTTAAACGCCATACTGAGCGTCAACGGCGGGGCTAATATTCAGTTCCCTTACGGAGCCTTTCAGTCCGGTGTTGACCAAACAGCCACAGTAAACACCGCAACCGCAATGACGTTTAACGTCACAGACTATTCTAATGCTGTGTCTGTGGTGAGCAATTCTAGGATAACGGTAACTACAGCGGGTATATACAACCTGCAATGGTCTGGTCAGTTTGAGAACGCCGATACCCAACTGCATGATGCAAGTGTCTGGATACGTGTAAACGGCGCAGATGTGGTTGGGTCTAACAGTCTTGTTTCGGTGCCTAATAAGCATGGCGGTGTAAACGGGCATACCATTGCAGCTTGGAACTACTTTGTTGAGCTACAAGCAAATCAGTATGTAGAGTTATGGTGGTCTACGGATGATGCCCAAGTCTCCCTTCAATACTACGCTGCCGGAGTTACCCCCACCCGCCCAACCACAGCCTCTGTGATTGCTACATTGTCCTTTGTTTCAGCATTGCCGGGAGCTTGAGATGGCACAACATCCACGTACAGATCGGTTTAACGGTGTTATTCAAACGGACGAGGGGCCGGTTACCGTTAAAGAAGGTTTTGCAATCATAGACAAGCAAGTTTTTATGGTTAGCGATGATGGCGTTATTGTCACCGATAAAGATAGTCAGATTGTGGCTGTTATCTTAAAGGGGAAAGCTATGCCGTTGACCCCAGAGATTATTATGCAGTTGCGTAGTAAGGGCTACATAAAGTGAGCAATCTATTGCCTTGGCTTACAAAACGCAGAGAGCGTTTTTATACGGGCGCTGAACTTCAGTCTAATATAGATTCGTTTATGAAGATGGTAGACGATGGGGTTGAGGTATACGAATTTGACGACGCCATTATAGTTTTAGAGGATTACGGTTTTAAAGGTAATGTAAGGGCATGGCTATTGTTTGATAAATTCTCTCGCAAAGTTGTTCGTGCTATGGCGAAGGTCTCTAAAGAATTTAAAGGGGAGGCACTATACGCCTCAACGCACGATAGACGGATCAGGGATATATTGCTTGGTATGGGTTACACACAATACGCACAAGACAGTAATGACTTTTGGCTTGTGAAACAAGGGGTGCAAAATGGGGTGTAGCTTTTTAGCGCCAGTGCAAAGAGCTTTAGGGGATGTGGCTGACGTTGTTGCCCCGATAGTTGCCGCCATTCCCGGCCCGTGGCAAGTACCTGCTATGGTCTATCTGGCGGTAGATACTGTTAATAGTGGTGGAAGTTTAGAGGATGTAGCAAAGCGAGTAGGTACAGCATATGTCGCGGGTGAAATAGGCGCTGGTGTTGGCTCGGCTGTTGGCGGGGCTAGTTCGGGATTTGGGGCTGCATTGGTGGAAGCTGGCGTCCCCGCAGCAATAACATCGGCTCTGCCAAGCATGGCTACTTTAGCTTCAAATGCTGCCGTCAATGTAGCAATGCAATTAGCAACAACCGGTAAAGTTGATTTAACGGCAACGGCAAAATCGTTAGCCATTGGTTCAGTAAGTAACGCGTTTGGCTCTCAAATTTCAAGTGGTATTGACGACAAACTTCTAAACTCAATTGTAAGTAGTGCCGCAAAAGGAGCTATGGGCGCTGCTATTTCCGGCAAAAACCCCGTCACTTCCGCGCTTGCCAGCGCCTTGGCGGGAGGTGTTGGTTACGCTACTAAAGACTATGGGGTTCCGCAGTCTTTGGTCAATACAACAATCAATGCTTTAGCATCTGGTCAATCGGTTCAAAACGCTTTGGTTTCCGCCGCCCTATCTTCCGGTGGCGGCATGGTAAAAGATTATGTTAAGGGTTTCTTTGATGATGTAGGCGTAGCAAACGGTTTGCAAAAAGGTGAAGGCGCACAATCTTTTGACGGTTTGTATAATGCTGAAACGGAAAAACTTAATTATCTAAATGTTAATTTAGATCAGTTAAATACTGATAGAGCAACTTTAGACGCAAACAAAGACTTACTTGCAGATTATCAACAAAAATATAATACCTATAAAACACTTGATGATCGGTATCAAACTCTTATAACGCCAGAAAAATATGCGGTTACCCTTGCTACGGATTATAAAATTGATCCCGCCACAGGGGATGTTTTTAAGTATGCTTGGGAAATACCTCTTCCAGACGGAACCGCTCTACATCCTGAAGAAAAGCAAATAGTATATACAAAAGCTGAATTTGACGCGATGCGGAATAGGCAGATTCCAGCTTTAGTTAGAGACCTTAATGCCGCCGGAAGCGTAGTAACAGACCTTTATACAAATGGTGGTGTAGCCCCGCTTCTTGATACTGTTAATAGAGTTAATGCGGTTTCTGCCGGATACGAAAATCTTTCAACGGCAGCGGTAGACGCTAGAACCAAATTTGATACTTTTCTCCCTCCTGAAAAAACAGGCAATTTTCTTTCCACATACACTCCGGCACCAGATCAGGGTGGTGTTCCAGAAGCACCTCCGGTTGAGGTTCCGCCTGAAGATCAAGGCAGAACTGGAGCTGATGCAAGATTTTATGATGAAGAAGGCAATGCATTAGACGCGTCTGGAGAGCCGGTTTATGGATTGCACGAGGATGTATTAACTGAACCTATCTGTGGGCCGGGGATGGCTTTTAGTTTGGCAACTAATTCTTGTGTTCCTATAGACGATATGACCAAGTCCGTTACCACCACTGTTACCCCCAAGACGCCGGGAAGCGCCGGAACAACGAGAGGCATTGGAACGACGGGAGGCACTGGAACAACGGGAGTTCCTACAAAACCGCCTGTAACCGCCCCTGCCGTTAACTCGGGTCAGACCCAGCAGAACCAGCAAAATGCGCTTTTAATGGGTCTTTTATTGGGGGAGGGACAACAGGCACCGCAACAGCAGCAGCAGCCTGTTCTTGCTAAAATAGACCCCTATGACCCTAAAGAAGATATTTTGGGCGGTGCTGACTATTTAAAAGCAACGCAACAACCTTACGCCGCTGGTGGTAGTGTCCACGCTATAAACGATGAACTAATAAAGATGTTAAGGAGCTAATTATGGGTTATCAAATTGACCAATATGGGGAAGAAACATGGGAAAAGGATGATACCCCACCGGAAATATACGACCCCAACGTATCCTTTAACACCGGCACATACTATAGCGACGAATTACCGGCCCCAGATAAATTTCCGGGCTATACATATGACCCTATGCAAGGTGGGTATACCAGAATAGATTCGTCTGGCGGCGGCACAAAAGAAACCATAGATCAAAATGGTAATGTTATTCGGGTCACCGACAGCGATGGGAAAGTGCTTTACGGCACAGATGTAACCGGTAGTGCTGGTACCGGCACCAGTAGTGATTTAATTAAATCCATTGGCACCATAGGTAAAACTATGTTTGACCAACTAAAAGGCATTTACACCAAAGCTGACGGCACGACCGATTGGAAAGCCTTGGCTGCTACGGGTGGTGGTATTGCTGGATTAGCTTCCAACTTGATGAACAAGAACAACCCCCCGCCTATCGTGGGTTATCAAGGCAAAATACCAACCCTCTCCGCTGTGCAACAACAGGTTCCGGGTGTTTACGATCCCAACCGGCGTCCGGGTAGTTCTGGGCAGCGTTACCTTACAGACATGGTTTACGCCGCACCTAGCAATGTAGCTGCCGCTCAGACGGCTATTGGAGACCAAGCTTCTGCTATTGCTGCGCTAAATGCGTCTAATCCGGCGTTGCAACAACATCCTGCTGCTATGGCTCCCCGCGCCGCTCCAACTACTACTGCCGCCGCCCCTGCGTCGTCTGTGATTAATCAGCTTGCTCCGACTGCGGAAGGACTTGCCGCTGTAAGAACTATGGCTTCCGGTGGCATAACTGCCTTGGCTAAAGGACGCTATTTGTCTGGCTCGACCGATGGAATGGCTGATAAACTACCTGCAAATATTGATGGTAATCAGGAGGCTAGATTGAGTCACGGTGAATTCGTTATTCCGGCTGACGTGGTTAGCCATCTTGGTAACGGAAACTCCGAAGCTGGGGCAGATCGCCTTTACAGCATGATGGACAAAATCCGTAAAGCTCGTACCGGCACCAAGAAGCAGGGCAAGCAGATCAACCCCAATAAGTTTCTTCCGGGTGGTTCCGTGGGCTACGCCGAGGGCGGAATAGCTAGTTTTGCTGGGCTGGATGATAGCTTGGTTACCGCAAAAGACCCAACTAATCTCACCGGTAAAGAATCCAATCTATCAAACTGGGCGGGTGAATACGTTACCGGTATGCTAGGCAAGGGTGCGGCACTTTCAAATACCCCGTATCAAGCTTACACCGGCCCCCTGACTGCGGGTGAATCTGCCGGTCAAACTTCCGCTTTTAATGCTTCTGCTGGGATGAATGTTCCAACAGACAAGATGGGCGCATTCACTCCCCAGACGTTTACGGCTACTCAAGCTCAGAACTACATGAACCCGTATCTCTCTGCTGCTCTTACTCCGCAGATGGAAGAAATGCGCCGTCAGTCTCAATTGAACTTGCAACCAAACCTTGCCAAACTAACTCAGGCAGGTGGCTATGGTGGTTCTCGTCAGGCGTTGATGGAAACGGAATCCAACCGTAATCTGCAAACACAACAAAATGCAGAGCTAGGAAAGGGCTATCAAACCGCTTTTGACAAAGCAATGGGGCAGTTCAACACGGAGCAGGGTCAAGGTCTCGCTGCCCAAAGTGCAAACAATGCTTACGGCCTTCAAGCCTTGCGGAGCCAAGCTGATCTTGGTGCTTCGCAGCGGGATATCGCACAACAAGGTATTACCGCAGACAGAGCGCAGTTTGAGGAAGAGAAACAAGACCCGTATAAGAAGCTTACGTTCCAGCAGTCTTTGTTGCAAGGTCTTCCCGTTGCGGCTCAGTCTAATCAATATGCACAGCCTAGCTTGTTGAACTCTCTGGCGGGTGGGGCAACTTCAATATCGGCGCTATACGACACGCTGTTCCCGGCAGCTAAAACCACTACTACCGCTGCTGGTAAATAAGGAATAACTATGAACGGTCAACCCAATCAAGGTATTGCCTCACTCACGGGTGGTATGGGTGGTAGTCCAACTTTAGGCGGCGCTCCGCAGACTCCTCCAATGCCACAAGGGGGCGCTCAAAAACCGCCGCAATCAGCCTCACCAATGCCACAAGGAGAAGCTCTTCTTAAACTTTTGGCACTAGCGGATATTGAGAAGAAACAAAAAGAAAAAGCGCGTATTCTTGCATTGCAAACGGCCCAACAAAATGCTGCTTCCGGTGGTGATAATGAATCCGTGGCAGATCAATTAAAAAAGAGAGTCGAAAAAAACACTATGGAAGAGATGATGCAAGCTCTTTCCGGTGGACTTAAACAAGCTGGTCAGATGTCAGCACAAGCCCAAGGCCAACCTATGTCTGGTGGCATAGCCGCTGCTCCCGGCGCTAACCAAGCTGCTCAACCTGAAGCAATGGCTGCGGGTGGGATTGTTGCGTTTAAAAAAGGCGGAACTGACGGCGAGGAGGACGACCAGCCTGTTGATGCTTACAATCGTGCGTCTAATGAAACGTGGCTGGGGCAAGGTATACGTCGCGGTAAGGCTGCGGTTAAAGACGTTGCTGGCTTGCTTAGTTTACGTCCTTGGGCTACTGACCCTGAACGGGTGGCTGAAGGTGATACTAGAACTAATGCTGAAGTTGAAGGCTACACTCCCGAAGGCTACAAAGTTAATGACCGCGCAGATCAACTAAAAGCCGCTTTTGATCGGCAACAAGCTGCGCGTCCTGTTTCTGATGAGCGTTCTGCAACAACTCCATTTGATCCAATGAACCCGTGGGCAAAGGTAGGAACTACTCCAGCCGCAACGCTTCAAGGCAAACCCGGAAATATGGACAACCCTGCTTTGGTTCGACGTGAAGATATGCGAAGAGGTATTGCTAATGTGCAACGTCCTCCCGTCGCTGCTGCTCAAGCTCAACGTCCCGCTGCAATACAGCAGCCTAGTTTAAACATTCAAACAAACCCAAACTACGCACCTCCCGCACCAGCACCAGACGCTTTTCAAAATAGTGTTCAAGCTGGTATTAGTGGTTTAATGAATACTGACGCCACTGCTGAAGCAACAAAAGCACGAGACGAATACAATAGACTGATGGCTGTTAATCCTGAATTGGCTGCACAGCTTAAAGCTGATACGGCTGCTGAACGGGCGGCGCTTCAAACTAGGGCAACTAGAGAACCGTCTGTGTATGACAGGTTACGTGCGTTTGCAGACGTAGCCCCAGCAGGGGGCCAGACATGGACTATGGCTGGAACAAAAGGTGCCGGAAATATAAACAGACTTGAGAAAGAATACGAAGCCGACCGGATGGCTGCATTGAGTGGTCTTAAAGGACTGAGTAAAGCCGAGTACGATAAGCAACAAGGTGAGAAAGAAAAACTCTTCGGTGTTGGTAGTGAAGCAGCTAAAGCAGCTAGATTGCAAAAAACAGAAGGTCTTAAAGCTGGTGAAGGTTTTGTTCGTACTCAAACTCAAGAAAAAACAGAATACGCAAGAATGGCAAATGACCTTGTAAAACAAGGTATGAGTAACAGAGCAACTTTAGATGCGGCTAATATTACTGCGGCAGCTCACGCAGCAACCGCCGCTGCTATGCGTGAAAGTACTAACATGGGTAAGCTCCAATCCGCTTTAAATATAGTTACCAATAATCAAGCAAAAGCAGCGCAAGAAATACGAAATGATTTTGAAAAACGGTTTGCCATGTTGCCACAATTTACTGGTGATCCTGATAGTGATTTGTCTAAAAAAGTACAAGCGGCTAGAACAGCTTTGCAAATAGAACAAAGTAACGCTATAGCTATAGTTACTAAACCCTTTGAAGGATTTAGACAAAGTCTTGAAGATAAAATATTAGGTGCTGCTGATGGCGGAACAAGCGGGTTTAAAGTCGTAGGAAAACGGCAACAGTAAGGAAATATAATGCCTATCTATTCAGTTCAAGCGCCTGACGGATATATCTACGACATTGAAGGGCCGGATAATGCTACGGATAAGCAACTTATAGCTGTAGCTCAACGTGAAATAAGGCAAAGAAAATTTGAAGAAGTAAAAGCGCCTAAACCACAGATACCCGAGCCGCCTAAAGAACAAGCAGGGTTTTTTTCATCTTTGTTAGGGGGCGCTCAAACATTGGGGCAAGCGCCTGAAGCAAGTAAGTTTGCCCTTGCTAAACCAGAAGAACAAGCTGCTGCGCGGAGTGAATTACTTAAGGCACAAGAACCTGAAAAAGCCACTAAAGCTTTGAAG